GCAACATCGCGGCCGGCGTAGCAACCGATTACGAGGCTAAGGCCGACGGCCACTACATCACCGCGCTAGTGGTTGACCCTGTGAGCGTCAAGAAAGTTGAAGCCGGCGTATTGAAAGGTTTCAGTATCGGTATTCGTGGACCACGCGTTGTTCGTGACACGAAGGCCGCTGGTGGCCGTATCGTTGATGGCCAGATTATTGAGATTAGCCTTGTTGACCGGCCGGCTAACCCGAATGCGAAACTGATGTTGGCGAAGGCCGCTGATGGTGGCGTTCTTGAACCGGTGAAGCAGTTGACTATTCCGTCACCGGCCGATATCCGCAAAGAGCAAGAGCGTGACGAGTTGGGTCGTTTCGGTTCAGGTGGCGGCGGTTCATCAAGCGGTATGTCTTTGCGTGAGCGCGCCGCCGCGACCGCAGAAGCGCGACGCGAAGAAAAGAAAGAATCCGATAAGGGTTCTATTCCGCATTATCAAGCAATTCGTGACGGTAACAGTCTTGAAGATATCGTCGGGGCAACCAGAGATGTTATGGAACTTCGCGGCCACCTAGACGAAGCGGCCGACGCCGTCGCCGTACGCGACTACGCAACTGCGGACACCCACCTAGCGCAAGCCGCAGGAATTGTCGAACGCATCACCGGCGATTCGAACATTGTTGACCAATCACGCGCAGATTCTTTGAACAGAAACCTATCTGAAAACATCTCTCGCGCGCGCGACGCTTACGCTTCTGCTGACAACTACAAACAACAGGCAGAAAGTTTCAATAAATCAGCCGACGGTGATGTTGTGAAAAGCGACGACCCAACTGCTACGCTTGAAGAATCTAACGAAGGGGCAACTATGCCAGAAGAGACTACTGAAACAGTAGCGACCGAAGAAGTCGTTGTTGAAGTTGTAGAAACCGCAACCGAAGAAGTCGCTGCCGAAGAAGTCGCGACCGAAGAACCGGCCGTAGACGAAGCGACAGAAATTGTTGAAGCCGCGAAATCGTTGCTGACTACTCTCAACAAATTCGACCAAGCAACCTACGAGCGCGCAGTAGCCGCAATCGCAGACCTAATCGTTATCGAAGCCGAAGAAATGAAAGACGGCCACGACGAACGCAACTCAATCAAAGAACTATTGAACGCAAGCAAGCACCTAACACGCTGGTATGAAGGCGAAGTCGCGGAAGGCGAAGTCCTTTCGGCTATGCCTACCGAAGACGATATCTACATGGCCGCTGACACCGAAATGGAATCAGAAACCGACAAGCAGGTCGAAGTCGAAGTCGAATGCGAATGCGACGGCGGCGAAGAATGCGAATGCGGCGACAAGATGTGTAAATGCAACTCAGCAGAGAAATCTGCTACCCTAAATGTGACTGTTGATGATGACCAGATGAATGTTATTCTCAACAAAGCAGTAGCATCTGCTAAGGCCGCTGTAATTGAGGAGATTGACGCGTTGAAGACCGCATTAGAGGCGGAATCAGCAAAGTCAATTCAGTTAGAGCAGGACTTGGCTATTGCGAAGAAGGCCGCAGTCGCAGGTGGACCGGCGCGAGCCGCTATCCAGAAAGCACCAAACCAAAACATTGACACTCTATTTGCTAAGGCCGCAGAGTTCCGTCAGAAAGCCGCATCAACTCAGGACAAGACACTTGCCGAGGGTTACCGCGAACTAGCCGACGACCTTGAAGCAAAAGCAAGAACAGGAAACTAAACTCATGGACGCTCCAAAGGCACATGACCTATTCGGTGATGTATCACCGAAGAAGGCCGCCGAAAAGATGGAAGAGTTCTCAGCCGAACTAAACAAGGCATTGAGCAACGCTTCAACCACTCCGGGTCAGGCACCAGCCGTCGACCCGACTTCACAACTAGAGGCTCTTGTTGCTAACAAGTCGCTAACCGCTGACGCAGTAAACGCTCTAAACAGCGCACTAACCGCACAGCGTACCGCGACCGCTGACATCATCAAGGACATTACTCTTACTTCGCCACTTTCAACTTCGTTCGCACAGTTCGACCTTGAAGCACCTGCGAAACTACTTACTCCACGACCTACACCAATCCGTAACAAGATTGCTCGTAAGCGCGGAATCGGTACTTCACACCGCATCAAGAGAATCACCGGTTACACCGGTACCGGAACTGGCGGTCAGGGCAACATTTGGCCGGGAATCACCGAAACTACCACAAACACTTTCGGTTCAATCAACTACGAGCGTGGACCAATCATCTCGTACACCGCAGAAGACGCAATCTTCCCTTACTTCTCATACTCACTAAGCGACAGCGTTTCATTCGACGCTAACTTCTCTGGTTTGGGATATCAGGACTTGCGCCAGTTGTCTTCAACTTCAACTCTCTACGCAACTATGTTGATGGAAGAGCGCATGATGTTGATGGCTCGCGGAACTGCTTCTGGTTTGTCTGGCGCGCTTGCCGCACCGACTTTCACCCTTACCGCCGCTTCAGCAGGAGCCGGACAGGTAGCACTTGCTAACGCAACCTACTATGTCTACCTAACTGCTGACGCTGGTGCTTTCGGCCAGTCAGTTCTATCGTTGCCGGTTTCACAGGCTACTACCGCTCAGTTGCTAAACATCACCGTAACCGTGCCATCAACCGGCGCTCTTGGCTACCGCGTGTATGTTGGTACTGCTTCTGGTGCGGCAAACGCTAAGTATGTTGGTCGTATCGCTGGAACTACCGGAACCTTGCAGGGTCCGACCAGCACCACCACTACTGGCGACAACCTAGTGTTCAGCACCACCGGTGTTGCCGCTTCGACCGTCGTTGCTGACACATCAGCATACGCAACTGGTTACGACGGCATCATTCCACAGATTATCTCTGGCGGCGGCGTAGTAAACGCAGTAAACAGCACCTTCTCAACCAGCAACCCAGGTTCAGAGTTCCAGACTGTATTCGGCGAACTATACAACACCGTAAAGGCTGACCCAGACGAGATATTCTTGAACGGTGCAGACCGCAAGCAGTTGTCAGATTCAATCAAGAACGGCTCAACCGCTAACTACCGTTTGAACCTGACCCAGACTGAAACTGGCGACTATGTTGGTGGCGCAGTTATTGGTGCGCTTCACAACGAAATCACCGGCAAGTTGGTGGACATTACTGTTCACCCTTGGCTACCACAAGGTGTTGCTCCTGTTATGTCATACACTCTCCCAATCCCTGACACCGAGGTATCAGATGTTTGGGCGGCCGTGAATGTTCAGGACTACATGGGTATTCAGTGGCCTGTGACACAGTTCGCTTACGAAACCAGCACTTACTTCCGTGGAACCCTAGTCGGATACGCTCCGGCTTGGAACGGAATTGTGACCGGTATCAAGTCGGCGTAATCACAACCAAATAGAGAGCGGAGTAGGTCGACCCACAAAGTTGGCCTACTCCGTTTCTCAATAAAGAGAGGCTAAATAGATGGCGGAGTTTCTTGTTCCCAACGACGGTGTTCGTGGCGTAGACATTACTACGGAAAAGGGAACGGTAAAGTATGACGCTGATAAAGCAGGTGTTGTCCGTGTTGATAACCCTGCTCACGCGCGTCAGATGAAGGCAGAAGGTTTCACTCGTCGCGGTGTTTCGTTAGGTGTCGGCCGTAGCCGGTTCGGTACTTGGCAATGTTCGTGCGAGAAGTTGAGTTTCGATTATCAATTGAAATGTGTCCACTGTGGGTCTGATAAGCCTACGATAGAAGCAGGAGTGTCTAATGGCAGTAGCGATAAGTCCGATAACTCGGCAGGTTAGCAAACCTTACCTTTCGCTAGCCGAGTTCAAGAACGCGCCGACCGCGTTGGATTACAGCAATCTTGTTGTTGGCGGTAATCAGGCCGCGCAAGACGCTGAATTATCGAACGCGATTACGCGCGCTTCGTCTTGGATTGACCAGTACTGTAACCAGATTATCTCGGCGACTACTGACATAGAACAGCAACGCGTGAGAATGCGCTCAGACGGCACGGTGCGCGTTCACCCGAAGTATTTCCCTATCGTCGCTGTTTCGGCCTTCAGCGCCGGTCCTACGCCTTCCCTGATGTATGCCGCGCCTGACTGCTCGGTTGCTTGGTTGGAAGAACAGTCGATTATCTTCCCAGTTTCGCAACTTCCGACAACTATGTCGTCACAAGGTCCACTTTCGTTCGGCTTTCCGGGAACGGCCGGTCGTGAGATGTATGTGAACTACACCTATGTGAACGGATACACGAACACCACGCTTGCGGCTAACTCGGCACTTGGCGCGACTACGATTACGGTCGCTGACGCTGACGGCATTACCCCTAATGAGCCGTTGAAGATATTTGACGGTGCTTCTACCGAGAACATTGAAGTTGCCGCTAACTATGTGTTCGGTTCTACTACCGTGCCGCTTGTCGCACCGACCTTGTTCGCGCATACTGCCGGCGTGACTGTTTCTGCGCTACCGGCCGCAATCAAAGAGGCCTGTATTCTCGTGACTTCTGCTTACTTGAAGATTCGCGGTGACGCGTCGCTTGTTCTTGATGTGACTAACACACCTAGCCAGCAAGTTGACGGTTCACAGAGAGTTAGTTCTGATATTGCCCACGCGCAAGAGTTGCTCAAACCTTTCCGCAGGATTAGGTAATGTCTAGGCAACAGGTTCGTATTGCGGTCAAAGATTGGGTTGACGCCGCTAACATTCCGCACTTGAATCAGGTGTTAGTTGCTCACCCGAAACGCATCAACTTCCAAGAGAACTCAACGGCCGGCGAAATGACGCGCGCCGCCGGTATCGTATTTATTCAGTCAGAAGACGAAAGCCGTATCGCTGTTGGTGGCGCGTATGACGGTTGGAAACGCGTCGATTATCAGGTCGTATTTCAGGTTTACACGCACTCGGTTGAACCGGATTCGCAGAACGCTATGGCCGCGTTCGACGATATTGTTGACGCTATCAAAACACAACTTAGGTTAGGTGGGCATAGACTAGGTGAAACCGATGGTGATGTTATTTGGCAAGCCGCTGAACCGAGCATAAGCGTGGACTACGGCGAACCGAAAACAAATAATGGCGGCGCGACTGAAATTTGGGCTGGCATAAACTTTACCGTTACGCAAATGATTAGGAGTTAGTCCACATGGCTAAATACGACTACAACGGCGATGCTGAATTAGTGTTCCCAACACTTGGTATCATTGTCAAGAAGGGCGATTCGTTTGAGGCACCAGAAGGTCTAGTGGCCGTCGGTGTGTCTGTTTCGGGTAAGCCTTCGAAGGTTTCTACACCGGTAACCGAGCCGGCCGTAGATGAAACTACAAGCACCGAGGAAGTGAAGTAATGACTGCACAGAATAGCGTTCGTTCCTATCTAGGAATTGCTAAAGAAGTAACTAAGGGAACGCCAGTCGCACCGACTTCGTTTATCCCTGTCGCCGTTGGTAAGTTGAAGCCGGTCGATGTTATTGACCCACTATTCGACGAAGGCCTACGCGGTTCGATGGTCAAGAACTACAACTACATTCAGGGTCGCGTCCGTTCGACTTTCGACTTTGGTGGTCCAGTATTTCCTGACACTTTCGGGTTCGCAGTTGCCGGCCTTCTCGGTTCGGTTGCTACCACCGGTTCTACCGCGCCATACACTCACACCGTAAGCCTGAAGAACGCTTCGGCTGTTGGTGCTGACGCGCAACCAACTTCGTTTACCTTGACTGACTTCTATGCCGCGAATGTGCGCGCATACGCAGGTTGCCAGATTCACGATGTGAACCTATCGTTCACCGCTGAAGGTCTGCTCGATTACGACGCGAAAGCGCACGGGTTCGAATCAACCACCGCAAGCACACCTACTCCGTCGTTCAGCACCGTGCTACCGACACCGGTTTGGCAAGCGACTGTTTCAATCGGTGGTTCGGCTGTTGCTTACACAGTTGAAGGCAACATTTCAATGAGCCGACCTGCTACCCCGATTTACGGTATCAGCAACACTCAGAACCCTTACCAAATCTTCGTCGGCGGCCTAGAAGTTACCGGTTCGTTGAAGTTTGTTATGGAGAACGACACCGAACTTACTCGCTTCTTGACTAACACTCAGCCGGCTATCGTGTTGAACTGGACTAACGGCGCTCTTGCGAACTTGACACAGATTCAAGCCACGATTACCAAGGGTGCTTATACTGCGGCCGTCATTGAGCGTTCGAAAGATTTCGTTGAAGTGACTGTTGAACTGAACGCACAGGCGAACACTACCGACGCAGGTTCTACCGGTGGTTTCGCGCCAATCAAGTGGGTTCTTCAGAACGCGCTTGCTTCAGGCGTCTACCAGTAAATAGATGTAGTGAGGCCGGCAGGAACAGCCTTCGCCGTCGGCCTCACTACTTTATAGAATAACACGAAGGCTAAAAGAGAGGCTAAACCATGTCAAAGATTATCAACCTGCCGTCAGGTGCGACCGCAACTATGCGCGACCCACGCACCTTGAAGCAGAAAGACCGCCAGAAAGTGTTGGTTTCGGTGAACTCCGAGAACAATGTGGCGGCCGCAGTTTCGTTTACGGATTCGGCTATCGCTATTCTGGTTGAAGAATGGTCGTTTGACCTTATTCCGCCGGCCGTAAAACTTGAATCGCTTGGTGAGTTGACTATCGCCGATTATGACGCGCTTGCGGAAGCCGCGAATGAGGGCATTCAGTTCTTGTTCCCACAACTTCGCCAGACCGCTGAAACAGAGGCCGACCCAAAAGCGACTACCGCAAACTCCAAAGGTTAAAGGCGACCTTACAGGGTCACGAACGTCACGCAGAGTTCGATTACCCTGATGATGAGTGGCGGTATTTCGCGCTTGCTGACCGTTTCGGTTGGACGCCGGCTCAGGTAGACGAACAACCTGCTTACCTAGTCGACTGGTTGTTGGCTATCGGCGGTATTGTTGAAGAAGTGAAGGCCGAGCAGATGGATAAGCGTTGAGCGAATCAGTTACCGTCAAGAACTTGAATCAAGTGTTGGCCGGCCTTACCGCTTACGAAGGCAAACTTATGCGCGCCGCTGTTTACGGTTTGTCGCAGGTCGCGTTCGCAGTTGAGCGTGAAGCAAAGAGTGATTTCGCACCAAGACACGCACCCGGCACTCCGACTACGGCTACGCGCGGCAATAAACCTGCTTCTATCAGCGGTAACCTTCGTCGCTCTATTCATACGGAAATAAAGCAGGGTTTCGGTAATTATGTGGCCGAGGTTGGACCGACAATGATTTATTCGCGGCGCGTTGAGTTAGAATACGATTACCCATATATCCGGCCGGCGTATGTGGTTATGAAGCCGCGCGCGAACAACATATTTAGCGCGGCAGTCAAACGCAAATTGAGAGGATAGCAGAATGGCTGAAATGCTTCCGCCTCTAATTGTTGGTATTCAACTCGATATTGCGAAACTGAAACAGCAGGGCGACCAAGTCCAGAATCAGTTGAAGCAGATAGGCAATAACGCTAAAAATGGCGCTGGCGGCCTGAACACTATGGGCGCTTCGGTAAAGCGTCTTGCTGGCCAGTTTGGTTTGTTGCTTGGTGCGGCTCAGGTAATCAACTTCCTGAAACAGTCAGGCCGTGCGGCCGTTGATGAACAAAAGAGTTTCGGGCTTCTCGCTATTGCGTTGAAGAATGTTACCGGTGCGACGCTTGAACAGGCGACCGCTATCGACAAACAGATTACTAAGATGGCGTTGCTTGCTGGTACCACTGACGATAGTTTGCGGCCGGCTTATCAGATATTCCTTCGCGCGACGAAAGATTCGCAACGCTCGCTGAGTATGCTTGCGTTGGCGCAAGATGTGGCCGCCGGTACCGGCCGTAACCTGACCGGTGTTTCGCAGATGTTGAGCCGCGCGCTGACCGGTAACTTAGGTGCGCTGAACCGACTTGTTCCGGGAATCAAAGACGCCAAAGACCCGATTGCGACATTACAGCAATACTTCGGCGGCGCGGCGAAAGCGGCGGCCGACCTTGACCCATACGCGCGCATGAGTGCGGCTATGGACGAAATCAAAGAAAAGGTCGGTTCGGCTCTGTTGCCGTTCCTTCAGAAGTTTGCGGATTGGTTGACGGCGCTTGTTCCGAAGGTCGAGGAGTTCTTCAAGGCTCTTACTGACCCGACTACTGAAATCGGAAAGAAATGGAAAGATTTCTCTGACGCACTTGTCGGCTCGGCCAAATTCTTGTGGGAAAATCTTGAACTGATAAAGAACATCGTTATCTTCTTGGGTGCGCTGAAAATCGCGACTGTTGTTTACAACGGAGTGCTGACGATTATGGCAATCAAGACCGGTATCGCTACGGCCGCACAGGTCGGTTTGAATATCGCTATGAGTGCTAACCCTATTGCCGCGTTGATTACTCTTGTGCTTGCGTTGGCGGCCGCGTTTGTTGTATTGGCCGGTGACGCTAGGCGCGCTAACGATGAAATGTATGCGGCGACCGGTCTTGAAGCAGGTCAAATCAAGGGTCGCGTATGGGCGGCTCCGGGATACGCTGGCAGGAATGCCCCTAATTCGCAGGGTTCACAGGGTTCGATTCGCGCTCTTGATAATGCGTTATCGAAGACGCTAGCACCGCCGACGCCTACGCCTACGCCAACTCCGACGGCAAATGCTGGTGCTAAACAAGTAGCAGACATGAAGAAATACTTGACGGAAACGCGCGTCAAGGTTGTTGAAGAACAGAAGAAATACGCTCAGGCAGTTACCGAAGCGTATGCCAATAACGATAAAGCGTTGAGAGAAGCCGCTAAATCGCGTAATGATGAACTAGCCGCTCTTGAGAAAGAACACGCTAGGGCTGTTGCGGATATTACGAAGTCGTTCACCGCAACGCTGACCGGTATCGTTCAAGATTCTATGAACCGGTTGCGTGACGCGTTCGCGAGTGTCGCTTCGATAGATGTTGGTCAGATGTTTGCCGATTCTATGGGCAACGGCACTCTCGGTACGACGGTCACGACGCAGATGAAAGACGGCATCAAGTCGGCTGTGTCTTGGTGGGGTAATCCAAGTTCTGGCGGTGGGCTGACCGGCCTCATAGATACCCTTAGAACGCGTCTGGCGGCCTCACAAGACCTTATCAAGAACGCGGCGGCGTTATCCGGTGCTGGTTTCTCCCAGACCTTCATAGAGCAGGTGGTGGCTCAGGGTGGCGAAATCGGTAATACGATGGCCGCGCAAGTTCTTGCGGCTACGCCTGAAACTCAGAAGGAATTACAGGATTTATTCGCGCAGACCGAGAACACCGCGAATAGCGGTATGGACGCGTTGGCGAAAACGATTTACGAAAAGAACGGCCTAGCGACTAATGAGTTGAAGAAACTTTACAAGACTACGCAGGAAGAAATGACGCAAGCGTTCGCCGACCAGCAGACCGCGTATGTTGAGCAGACGAAAGCAATCAACGACGCATACAGTAAAGCGTTAGCGGAAGCGAACTCTGCGCTGGTTGCGAGTTTGAACACGGCCGGTAACGCGTTGAATACTTCGCTTGACGCTATTGAGAAGGCTATGACTACGAAACTTGGCACTATGAAGGGCAAGTTGAAGCCGCTTCAATCTGCTATCGGTTCGTTACGTAATTTGCTTGGCGGTTCTTATGTTGAGGCAACTCCTGAATCAACTATGTCGTTTGCTAATGCGGCTGGTGCGGCGGCTGGCACCCTCGGCAATAAAGTCACGAACATCAACACAACTATCAACGGCACGAACCTGTCTTCTCCGGGTCAGACCGCGACTGATGTATCTAACGCAATCAAATACAATGTTCCTTATCTAGTATCGGTGGCCGTGTAATGCCTCTCGCTAATTATTCGTTTCAGTTCGGTTCGTTCGTATTCGGTGGTGCCGGTTCGGTTTATCAGATTACTTCCGTAGATGGTTTGGAATCATTACCGGATATCCGTAACCAAGACGATAACCGAGGCTATAACGACGGTATGTTTACTGGCCGCGACTTTCTTGGCGGCCGCACACTTACTTTCGAGATTATGACTTTCGCCGGCGGCGGCAACTCGGCTCACACCAACTTCAACCTGCTTCAGTCGGCGCTAGTTCCGCAGAGTTCAGGCACACAAACCTTGTCGTTTCAGATGTCGCCGTCTGATTCGCCGTATCAGTTCAGCGCGCGCGTGAGAGGCCGTCTAACGACCGTCGACCCTGAATATACTTACGGCTTTATTCGTTCGCAATACACTTTCTTCTGCCCTGACCCTAGATACTATTCGGATACGGCTACTACGGCTTCTTTGACGCCAACTCCGGCGCTAGGTAGGACTTATGACCGCACATACAATCTTGTTTACGGCGGCGGCTCTATCGCAACATCGACCACTATCACGAACATCGGTAACTGGATTACTTACCCTGTTATCACGATTACTGGACCGGTGACTAACCCGACGATTGGTAACATTACGACTGGCCAGTATATGGCGGTGAATTACAATGTGACTAATACGGATACGCTTGTAATTGACCTTGATAACAAACTGATAACACTAAACGGAACTTCTGCTAGAAACTTGGTAGCAGGTAACTCACAATGGTTCGGCGCGCCACCGGGTGTCAGCAACTTCACTTTCACAGGCACGAACTATCTAATCGGCACTACGACAGCGACTGTTGTTTATCGCTCGGCGTGGGTCTAAACTATTACCTAGAAAGGTTCACTAATGGCTTTACGCACACCACCTAGTTGGCTACAACAAGGTTCGCACCCTGCCGAGAATGACCGTCTTACAATGCAAGGCATCGTTTCTTCGACCGGTATTCTAGGTACAACATCTTTGGCTGTTTCTCAGTCTTCTACACCCGCCATGTCTGTTCAAGTTGCGGCTGGTTGGGGAGCGATTGTTTCTTCCGTCGCGGCGGCCGGTGTGTATCAGTTCTATAACGACGCCGCAACAACTTTGACCGTCACCGCCGCTAACCCAACAAACCCACGAATTGACCGTATCGTCGCTACCGTAAACGACGCCTATTATTCAGGTTTGTTGAATAATGTGACTTTCACAGTTGTCGCCGGCACTCCGGCCGGTTCGCCTAGCGCGCCAGCAACACCGTCGAACTCTATAAGCCTCGCGACTATTGCGGTCGCGGCCGGCGCTACTTCTATTGTCAACGCAAACATTACAGACACTCGCAGTCTTGTTACTACTAACCTTATTGATACAACTGCGTTTGTGACTTTGAGCGGCTCTCAAACTTTGTCAAATAAGACTTTGAACAGTCCAGCAGTAAATTATGCGACGCTGACTTCGCCTGAAGAAATCACTACTATTGCGGCTATTGCCGCGACTGGTACTATCAACTTCGATGTGAACACTCAGGCTGATTTGTATTACACGACTAACGCTTCGGCAAACTTCACCTTGAACTTTCGTGCGTCTTCAGGTGCGACTTTGAACTCAATTCTGCCTGTGGGCGCTTCGGTTAGCGTCGTGTTCAGGAACACTAACGGCGCGACGCCTTACTACCCGACCGTTTATCAGATTGACGGTTCTGCGGTAACTCCAAAATGGCAGGGTGGCACAGCGCCGACGGCCGGCAACGCTTCATCTATTGACGTCTATTCGTTTGTTATTACTAAGACTGCGGCTACGCCGACTTATTTGGTGTTGGCCTCTCAAACTAGATTTGCTTAGTAGGTAAATCATGGCACCGCTTATTTCGACTTCGGCTGGCATAACGCTGAAAGCATACGGTTTCACTAAAGGTAGTGCAGATTATCGTGCTTATTATTTGAGTACAAGCACCGCCAGTAATTTCGCTTGGTCTTGGAATAGCGACACGAGTGGCAATTATTATATCGGCGGCGGTATTTCAGGCGTGAGAACTAACCTCATAAAAATTGACCGTATCGCTGGTTCGATTACTTGGCAGAAAACTGATAGCATCACGAACATCGCTAGCGCCTTAGGGCCAGCAGTCAATAACACTACTGGGCAGATTGCTTGGTGTTCTGTTCCAAACGGACAGACTGGTTCAATACTTTCTGTTTCAAATGCGTCTGCGATTAGTTGGCAAACAAAACTCAATGGTGGTCAAATAGGGCAACCTATATCCGCATACCCGAATGGTGTTGACAGTTCAGGGAATGTTTACGCTTATAGTGCCAGCGGAAGTAGCACGGCGTTTCTTGGTAAATTCACAAACACAGGCACAGTTTCTTGGCAAAGAACTATTTCAAGAGCAAGCACAACTAATAATACAACTGGTTTCGTTCATCTCGACGGAAGCAACAATGCTTACTATTGCGTATTTCACAGCGACACAGCAGTAGTCGGGTTCATGACTGGCCTATACAAATACAATTCATCTGGCACAATTCAATGGCAAGTTGGAATCAACACAACTCTAAATACCGGCTTCTTCCCTACGGCGCTTGATGGAACCTCAGCAGGAGTGACGGCTATGGTGCTATCACCGCGAACAAGTGGACCTCTTATGGTTGTCACTTCGGTTAATGCGAGCGGCACAGGTGTATTCAATCGGCAACTTACAGGAACTACTAACCCAACATCGCTAGGTGTGGCCGTTTCACCAGACGGCAACATTTATGCATTAGGTTCAGTCGGTCAGGCTTTGTATGTAATCAAATACAACGCTTCGGGAACACTTCAATGGCAACGAAAGATAACATCTAGTTCTGCGAATTTCGGAACAGGAGCCGCTACTATTCGCGCCGCAGACAATTTGAACTTTCTAGTTGGAACAAGAGAAACAAATAACACAGGCAACGCTCTTGCTTTGCGTTTACCGACTGACGGCACTCTAACGGGAACTTATGTTATTGGTGGGCAAACAATCACTTACGCAAACACAACCGATTTGACGGATTCGAGTATTTCTATTGTTTGGACTTCACAGGGTTTCACCGATGCGGCCGGTTCACAAGCGTTTACAACTTCATCTGTGTCGTTTACTGACACAACATACACTTTGACGAAAGCATAAAATTATGGCTTATTACATAGCGCCTAACGGCGACTATCCAAGACACATCGGCGACATTCAACGCGACAATCCTGACTATGTTGAAGGTGGCGTCCTGCCTGAAGGTTGGGTGGAAGTTGCTTACGGAACGATTCCAGAAATCGACACAGAAACAGAAACATGGTTTGAAATCGAACCGAAAGAAGTTGACGGTGTTCTGACGCGTCAATTTGAAACTAGACCACTCACCGCCGCTGAAATACTCGCTCGGTCTGTCGAAATAACAGTCTAAACTATTTACCGAAGGCAGAAAGTTAACCCTGCTTTGTCTGACGAACCAACACCTAAATGGGCTGTTGAACTGCTAATCCGGTTCGAACAACTTGACGCGAAAATTAGCGCCGCCGAAGAACGCAACGGCTCACACTCAACTTGGGCGGAACGCAACATCAAAGACCACGAAG